CGTATGCGCAGATGATGCAGCCGCAGTCTGTCCTACAGCAGCAGGCGACGCAGCGGCCGTCGGCGCGCCGAGAGATGGCTGGCCCGAGTGGAGTCGATGATATTCTGAAGACATTTGACGAGGTGCGGCGGGCGGAGATGGCGGCGGCCACCTTCCAGCCGGCCACGGGCATTTTGACGCAGCCTGCAGTGGCGGCGGTCATTAGCTCGTCGCTTTCCGCCGTGGATGACATCCAGAGCCAGGCCGAGTCAACTCGGACGGGCGCAACGGGCACTCTTCGCCCTAGACGGAGACGCGCCCAGCCCCCCGTTGGAAATACGGTGAGTTTAGATGCGTAAATAGGGCAGCTAGTGCCACAAGGCCTACCATATACGGCACAAGACTTCTTGCATACATATATGTGAATACGATATCGATCACAAAACACGCCATGACAAATACCATGAATACATATTCCAGCACGCTTTTATCAGTTATTTCATAGAAATACACTGATAATAGGAAAAAGAAGGGAATTGCCAACATATCACCGTAATGTATGAGCATTCTATGAACTAGCCGAGCTTATTTGTGTAAGGACAGAATTATAAATATCAGCCGCTTTTGCCACTGGAGCCTCTTTTTCTTGCTCTTCCGACGAGGCAGCAGCAGCAGCAGAAGCAGAAGCAGGAGCAGCCGTCTGTTTATCTTGAAGCCGCTTCAAAATCATTTCTTCCTCTGAACTCAACCCCTGGAATCCCTCGGCCCCTGCTTTAGCCTGAGGAGCCGCTGGTGTAATACACGATTTCCACAAGCACAACTCGGAATTCTCGTTAAACAAGTATCCTAGCACAAAAATCACAATGACCGTCAATCCAGCCGCTATTATCACATTGCGCGTGGCGACAAATAGCACAGCGAACAAGAAGAAGCGACGAATAACAGGGTGGCTCAAGAATTTCTCCTGGTCCTTGCTGATTTCCAGCGCAAGAAATCTGCCGCCCAAGTTCAGCAGTAACATCATAATTCCTATGAAATACGGATTGCTATTTACACCCGCCATCAGCACATCCAGAGGATTGGTTGCCGCAATTGCGGTTGCGCTGGCGGCAGCGGCGGCCGGAAAGCTCATCTACTTGCGCCCCTAGTTAAAAATAATACATCGGCCCCTAAACATACAAACGCAAACGCCGCCATTATTCCCACGGTTGGACTCCAAACGGCGGCAAGAATCACTAGACCTAGCAAGAGAATTCTCGTCGCTGGGAGAGCATATGCTTCCACGAGGCTTTCAGGATATGGTGTTTCCAGCCGCGTGGCAATTAATACGTTCCACAGAAAGAAAAGGAATACCATTCCAATTCTCATCTGATTATCTAGACCTCCTCCTTCCGCACTCATCTAGCTACTAACGGGAAGTTTTTCCTTTCATGCTCTCACCACCGTCCTGTACGGCGAGCGTTTCTATGCGATCTTCCACTATTTCCAACGGATTCTCCTCTAACACAGTCTCCACAAACCACTTCGGCCTGGAAGCACGAGTCTTTTTTACGCTTTGGAAGCCCTCGTTCATAGAAGGAAGAGGCAGAAGCAAGGGGCGCATAGACCATATGAGTGCAATTATTATAGTAAACAGCAAGGCCAATTCCCAGCCACTCAAAACATATATGATATAAAGCAGTATCAAAAGAAATAGACGGCCAACGGTTGTAGATAACTGCCAACGCACAATAGGCGGGAGTTTATCCCCGAAAATGGCGAATACTAAGAGAATGACGGAAAACACGGATAAAAAGAGGCTATTGGACTGTTTTGACCAATCCAGGACCGTTTGTTGGAATTTGGCACCTCCAATCATAAGAGGGTTTGCTGAGGCTCCTGACATTCTTCTACTAGAAGTAGAGTGAGAAATGGCTGGCTGTTCTCTCACGGAAGCTTTCCCGGATATAACAGAAGAATCCGGTAAAATTGCTAGAAAAGAGGAACGAAAGAAAGCAAAGGCCTGTAAGGGGCCGGCACTTGCTTTTTTACAGTCGCAGGACCAGGGTCCTGACCCAGACAGACAGGCGGAGCGACCTCCTCCGCCGCCCGATGCATCTCTGGCGAGTAAGGACTATCTCCAGAAAAAGGCACTATCGCATGGCGACCAAAAAGATTCCTATGCCGATTTCAAGCCGATTCGTATCAAAGGGTCAGAGGATGATGATAAGGCCCTGTCAAACTCTATGTTGGGCGAACGAGTGAATGACGTGATTGGGCAAAAGGGAAGGTCTCTTCCTAGGGCGACCAGTGCAATTCAAGTGACCGACCCTGAGAAGACAATGTATGGCGAGCCGGTTCCTTCTTATTTTGGGAAGAACAACGATACAGATAGCTTCGCCGATTTCAGTAAGTTGGCGGGAGATAATCCTGGCTACCAGCTGGAAGGCAGCGATTTTATGACGGCGTTCAGTGGTAAGGGGGTGGATAAGGCGGCGGGTGGTGCTGGGACAAATATGGAACCCGCCTCGTTGGATAACGTGTGGAAACCGTTGGCTCCTCGTGGGCTTGTTCCCAGTGCTCCGACTGCTCCGGCTTCTAGTGGCCTGGCGTATCCCCACGACCCTTCGTTTAATAATGAAGAAAAGCAAACGTTGCTGCGGAAACTGGATGTTTTGTTTGCGCGTCTAGAAGAGCTTGAATCAAAGCGTAATGATTATGCACATTCGGAAGTTGCGCTTTTTATTCTGAGCGGATTATTCTTAATGTTTGGAATGGAGACAATGCGTAAGTTTCGCTGAGCTTCATACTTTGCTGAGGTTGATACAAGTCTAAAATTTAAGAACCAAGGGTTTCTTAAATTTTTTGCTTTTAACACAATACGAATCTATTTCCTGGATTTCCTGGTTTTTCTTGTGACCTTTCTTTCACGTCTGGGCGTCTTTCTTCTAGGGACTGGTCTTGCTGTTACTGCTGCTGCTGCTTCCCGCGCCCGTGCCCGTGTAGTAGGTCCTGGAGAAGGTGCTGTAGCTCCTGGAGAAGGTGCTGGAGCTGCAGCACCTCCTCCTTCCTCCTCTTCCGCATCCTCATCATCATCCTCATCCTCATCATCATCCTCCTCCTCATCATCCTCATCCTCATCATCATCCTCCTCCTCATCATCCTCATCCTCATCATCCTCTTCCTCCTCTTCCTCTTCCTCTTCCTCTTCCTCAGGTGCTTTTACTTTTTTTTTGGATCGAGCCGCCGTTTTTTTGGTAAGAACTACAGCCTCCTCACTCTCATCACCCTTCTTATGCTTATTATAATCATTTTCTCTTCCATATAATTCAATAATTTTATTATGAATTGCGTCAGCTTCTGCAGAAAGTTGTGCTGTTTTTTCTTTAATACTCAAGGGCGATTTTCCTCTGGATTGTTCCAGCATTACCTCATACGCCTTTTTTGCCGATTCTAATCTAGATTCTAAAGATTCTTTCTTTTCTGGAATTAATGAGGGGTTCTTATAGTAATCTTCATAGTTTTTTCTAAGAACATTATTCAACCGTTCAATATCATAATTATGTAGTGTGATAGTATCTTTTTTGTCTGTAACATCAGGCTCTGTATTTAAAAGTTTCAAAAATATTTCCCCACAGTAAAAAAGTAAAGAAGCTGATAATTTCAATTTATCAAGAATAGCATTTGCAGATACAACTAACTTCTCCAGATTTTGTATTTGAGATGTATCTGGTGGAGAAGAAGTTTTGAGTGAATTTATCTTCTTTCTTACAGCGCTTAGCTTCGTATTAATTTCACCTACTTCTTCTTCAACGTCATTGCGTATTGGACGCAAATAATTATCAAAAAACCCTAATATATTTTTTCTAAATAAATTTATAAATTCCTCATGAATTTTGATCACTATTTTTCTTTTTTGATTCCTTTCATTTCGTTTATTCCTTGCTGCTTTTGCTGCTTTTGCTGCTGCTTTTGCTGCTGCTTTTGCTGCTGCTGCTGCTTTTGCTGCTCCTGCTCCTGCTCCTGCTCCTGCTCCTGCTCCTGCTCCTGCTCCTGCTGCTTCTGCTGCTGCTGCTTCTGCTGCTGCTGCTGCTGCTTCTGCTGCTGCTGCTGCTGCTGCTGCTGCTGCTGCTGCTTTTACTTGTTCTTCTGCTGCTGCTTTTACTTGTTCTTCTGCTGCTGTTAATTCTGCTTTTGCTTCTTCTGTTACTTCTTTTAAATTTTTCATATTAAGTTTTTTTAATATATCGTCAGATGGTATTGTATTTATTACATATTTATGTTTGTAATAATCAATAACCATAGCATAATCATAGAATTTCTGCCTATAATCTTCAACCTTATCTAATACACGAGCTTCAATTGCTTCATATGTTTTCAAATCATAAATATCTTCTTCTTTTAGCCCTGCAGGCTTTTCTCCTTCTTTTACCAAAGCCTCTCCCAAATCCATCTCCTTCTCCTCCTTGCCCTTGATATCCTCTAACTCAAACGTCGCAACTTCTTCCCCACGAAGATATTGAAGAGCAACACTGCGTAAATAGGCCTCACGTTTCTCAGCCATATCAGACAAATAATTTGAGACTGCCTGGGCTTCTTTGCCTGTCATTAAATGCCATCCATCCGTCACATCGGCCGTTACAACTGTGCGCCAAAACTTGTAGAACTTTTCTTTGTTGCCAGGATTTTCAAGTATTTTCTTCTCCAGAAATGTATTGTCAAGTCCTAGCCATTCAAATAATTTTTCTTCATCGGCAACAAACTCTAGTTTTTTGATATCTTCCACAATTTTCTTTTCAGATTCGCTAGGGGTTTTCGATATATTCGCCAAATTTCTGACAGCAAATCCAGCATTGAGTTTTATCAAAAGGCCTTTTGTTGGGTCTCCTCCTGATTGTACTGGCGGCAAAGCCCCGCTCAGCAAATCAGACCTCGCACCACCCCCCTGTACAAACTCCAACCGTTTCCTCTCTGCAGGCATTTTATAAACATCTTCAATTTCTCCACCAGATTTAAATGCTCCCAAAACAGCCTCCATCCTCAGGCCGTTTCACTACTAAAGCATAGTAAAGAAAGTCTAAAGGAATTCCGGGAATGATGTTCAGCACATGGAGCAGCCTCCAGCGATAACACCTGATGCGCAAACTCGCAGAAGGAAAATACACTGTAAGCAGGAACTGATCATTGCCAGCCTCCAGCGCTTTTACAGTGGGCGCCAGGACTTGGATGAAATCGTGGAGCTTCTCAAAGGCACCAGCGAAGTCAGTCTTCGTCTTGTTGACTGGTTCGTGACAAATTTTGCCAAGGCGCACAGTACATCGTATATTCTCAACGGCCAAGAATTCGTCGTATACATGAATTACAAGAATCAGCTGAAGGCGTATAGCAAGAAACTGTTTGACCCTTTTTGCAGGAGAGAGCGGATTTCTTTCCAAATTCCTGGGCATGACGCCTTTTTAACAACCGTCGGTAAGCTGAATTTCTTTCGCTGGGCGCTGGAAAAGGGCATCCTAGATTATATCAAGGGCCATCAGCCAGAGATAGAGAAAGAGATGAATGCCGCTATGAAAGAACAGACAAAGCAGAAACATACTCGCGATTCCACTGTGTCGACTGCTACGACTGCCTCTTCGGCGACAGCTGCCTCTTCGACGACAGCTGCCTCTTCGACGACAGCTGCCTCTGCTGCCTCATCGACGCAAACAAGAAAACGGACGGCGAATCGTGAGACGGCCGCAATCAAGCTTTTACAGAAGCACGATTGCGAAATTGTTATGAAGTTTGAATAAGCTCATCTAAAGGTGATAATCCTTATTCATGTCTGTGAACTTCGGCCGCATTAATTCAAAGGCCGACAAAGAATCCAGCCCCTTATCCTGGGCATATCCTTGAGGGACCCAACGACTATCCATTTCTCTGCGTAAAAGGAGTTGCGATTCACGCACTCCCCTATCACGAATATCCTCTGACACAGTGCCGCGTAATTCACGAACGATATTTCTTGAATCGCTCGCCACATCATATTTATCGAAATACGGATTGTCGCTTAGAGTATCCACTTGAAGCATTTTCTGTTGTGCAAGAAGGAATTTGTAGTCGTTTTCTTGTTTTGTTATGGCCGTGGAAATATTTTTACTTACGTCCCCTATATTTCCTTGTAAGAGTTGGCTGTAGGGAATATCTTTGATGCTTGTTTGGTATTGATATTTGAGGCCTTGTATTGTGCTCAGACTTTGATTTATTTGATATCCGAGTTTTAATGTGTTCTTCTCTACTCCGCTACCTCCAGAAGGGACAACAAATGGCTGTGACTGGCGTATATCTTCTCTATAGAGTCGGGATGGCGTCGGGTTCATATCCATGTGGAAAATCGCTCCAGATAAATCTCGCCGAGCTACTTGTATCTGCGGAGCATCTGTTTGCCAGTGATTGACTAATCTGCTGTTCACCGCATCAAATGTATTTAATTCGCGACGACTGCGTAGTTCAAAACACGGAATAATTTTTGTAGGCTCGTATGGAGTGTATAAGGGCGTTTGTTTTTGCTGCCGCACGGGCTGCTGCTGCTTTTGCCCTTCGGGTTGATGCTGCGGATACATGTCTCTAAGAATTGTTGATATAAACCATTTATACCATTATAACACAGACAACACAGAGATGTATATAATCCCCTATTTTTTAACAGGGCCTCAAAAAGGTTCCCATTTCCATATCAAAACAGCCTGGGTTTTTTTGAAGAATGGTGGTACCACCGTATGGGAAACCGACGAGGACAAATGCACCGAAAAGTTTGTATGCGAAAATTATCTTATTCCCAATGGATTTCACGGTAAAGTTACCAAGCGCACGAAAACATCCTTGTTTTTTCAAATAGACACGGCTAAAACAAGGGTACAAGATTTCTATAGCTGGTCAGATTTCTTGAAAAAGGAGGAAACTGTTCCAATGAATATGGATATCTTTCGTCCATTTATCTGGGTAGATAGTGAAGATAATAAGGAAGATGATTGGGGATGGCGAGAGGAGTGTCAGGGCGTCTCTTTCGGAAAGTTCGGAACGTTGGAAGATTTATGGGAAGGGCTAAGAAGCTCTTAAGATAATTAAGTAGAACATGCAATCTCCTCTTGGCTCCGTAAGAAAGACGAGAAAGTCAGGTTCTTCTGGAGACTTGCCTTCTCCCCCTTCAGGATACGGACTCAATCCAGAGTTGGAGAATTTCCTGAATGTAAATGCAAATGAGGCGTATAAGAGGCCTTGGCATAGATTGGAGCGCGGCCTACGTCTAAATCGCATTCGTGCGTTTGTAGAGGCAGAGAAGCAACGCCTGCAATTATCAGACCAAGATACGGAGTATTTACAAGGAAAGGTCGAGAAGGCGCTTGAGAAGAAACTATTGAATAGTAAGACATGTGTTATTTATGACCAAGAGACGGAGCAGATTCAGGAAATTAAGGGGCTTATTTATCATAAAACCGCGGACGGCCGTATTTTATCAAGCATTGTTGATAAAAAGCTGGGGACTACATTTCGTAAAAAAAATGTGAAAACTGATAGTGCCTCTACAGTAAACCCACCAGTAGATGCATAGAGGAGCATGTGAATTTCTTCGTATATATGAAGATTCCAATCCTTTATTGGGCCACGTTGGTTATTTCAATACGTGGGCAGATTCGGCGAGAGAGTTGTGGGGTATGCAAATGGAAGGAGAGGATATAGAAGCCTTAGAAGACTTGCTGGAATATCGCAAGAAGTTGTGTGGCGGTAGGTCTTCTCCTAAAGTAAACCCTTTGACACAGTCAACAGAGAAAGACGACACTTGGAAATGGCTCTTGACGACGAAGCAGATAGAGCAGCGAACAGGTGAATGGTATTCCGAGACGAAGAACCTGATTACTGCAAGTGAAATTGCAGCCATCTGGAAAGGTCCTCGGAGCAGAGCTGCCCTCGTGATGGCGAAGGCTCCTGCTGCTGCTTCTAGCCTTGCGGCGTCGGCTGCTGCGCTTGCAGAAGACCCTGTATTTGTTCCTCAGCGTAATCTTGCCGTGAGGCGAGAAAACACCGGTCCTATGGACTGGGGTGTTCGTTATGAGCCCGTTGTCAAACAGATTCTGGAAGATAGCCTAGGCGCAAAAATCCAGGATTTGGGGCGTATTCGGCATAGAACGGCGGATAGAGTTGCCGCAAGCCCAGACGGCTTATTTGTAGAGTGTACAAAGGAGCCGGCGTTAATAGGAACTCTTGTGGAAATCAAGTGTCCTCCTAGCAGAGTTATTAACGATAAAATTCCCTTTGATTATTGGTGTCAGATGCAGCTACAAATGGAGGTATGTGGTCGGCCTTCTTGCGAATTCGTAGAAGCGAAGTTTAAAGAACTGAGCCAAGATGAAGAAGCTTCTTTGCCTTCTGCCTCGCCATCGGCCTCTGCCTCGCCATCGGCATCAGCGAAAGGATGGATTGTGTTAGAGGGTAATTCCGATACTATGGAGACTCGGTATACGTATTCTTCTACGGAGCCTTTTGATGGCCCAGGGCCTTCAGGCCAAGAAGGCCAAGAAGGCCAAGAAGGCCAAAAAACACAAGAAAGCCCATGGGTATTTATGGAAAAGTATCAATGGGAGCTGGTTCATATGCGGCGGATTACAGTTCCCAAGGACACCGCCTGGTTTCAAAGCATCCAGCCCGATTTGGCGGCGTTTTGGACGGATGTAGAGGCTGCACGCAAAGGAGAGTGGGTTCCGCCTTCTCCGCGTCCTTCCAAAAAGAAGAAGGAAGCCGAGGATGGTCGTTGTGCCATTGTGGAAGAAGATTAGAGGCTGGCGGGCACGTAAAAAGAATTCACCATCTCGGTCCGCTGGGAAGAGCAAGAATCGGGAATTCCGTGCTTGAAGTTATTGGTGCGCTGGATATAATTTCCCGTTTTTTCCGTCGCCGCCTCAAAATCCGCCTCGTAGCAGGTCTTGGCCGTCAGCATTCCAGGGGCCGCTGCAGGCGCGAATTCATCCGCCAGAAGAGTATAATTGGCTACTGGCTTCTTGTCGGCCTGTTGCGGGTTTGCATAGCCTTCAAATGCAGCAAAAGGTCCCAGGTTCTTTTGCTCCGATAATTGACGCGCGATTGCGAGCGCGAGGCTCGCCATGACAAACCATCCAAGAACAGTAAGAACCTTTTCCATATCTATTTGTCCCAGAGGATTAATTTGCGCCTTCTTAGCCCTGTGCGTGACGAATAGTCCACTCGCGCGCATTCTCCTCGTATTTGGGGCGGTTTGCCTTATATAGTGCCGCAATATCAGGCATCAGCGGGTCATCTGGGTTCGGGTCAGTCAGCATAGAGCACACACTCAGAAGAACTTTGCTAATCGTCAAGGCAGGAGACCAATTTGTCTTTAGAATATCAAGACATATAATACCGGCAGTGTTGATATTGGGGTGGTAAATCTTCGTTGTGAAGACAACGCTAGGACACTTGAAGGGGTAATCTACGGGGAACTTAATCTTCAATCGGAAAACGCCCCCGGCATACGGAGAATCGGAAGGTCCCATGATGACACCCTCCCAACTATAGAGGTCATCTCCTTCAGGGCCGGCAGAGCAGTTTGCAGGCGGGTCTTTGCGAAGCTCTTGAAGTTCGTGATTAATGCGCTTGTGGCTCATTTTAGGCAGTGGCGGGACATTTTATGCCCAACCCAAGCAAAATCAATTTTTAGGTTCGATACCAGTAGAAAGATGAACTACCTGTCGCTTGTTGCAGAATTCCTCGGGACATTCTTGCTTCTCACGGTAATCTTCTTCACTGGCAACTGGCTGGCGATTGGC